GTGGAACACGTTGCTGGCCCATTCCGCGAAGTCGCCGTTCTGTCCTTCCGGGGGAGCGAGGCCGTAATCAGCCGCAGTCTCTGGGCGGCCTAGCTTGCCGTAAAACTCGTTGCGCTGGGCGTCAGTCGCGTCATCCCCGAGCAACGTCACAGTGCGGCCGGCCTTATCGGCGCCCATGAGCTTCTCAAGATTGCGGTAACTCCCCAGGACGTTCTCGTAAGAGCCATTTTGCAGCCCCTTACTGGTCGCCCAATTACGCATATCAGCGTCTTGAATGGAGTCGAACCACCCCGTGTCGGGCCCACTAGAGACAGTCTCCGAGGCTTCTATAACGGGGGCGGGTGTTGAGGCTTCCGTTGCTTCCGGGTTGCCTGTTGATACAGACCCTTGGTCTTCGGACATGTTTTACTTCTCCTGTGTTGGGTTAAAATGAGCCCATAACTCTTCTTGAGTCATGTTGAGATGCTTGGTAATTCGCAACCAAACTTCCCTACGGCCTTGTAGTACGCCCTCAACGCGAGGGTCTTTGTGAAACGTGGGTTCGTTTGCTCTGCAAAACTTTGCAAGATCATCAAGAACCTTCTCCGAATAAACCCCGGAGAACACATGGCGATACGCCTGTGCGCGGGTTACGAGAAAGTCTTTGACGTTAAACATCACTTATCCATAAATTTTCCCAACAGAACGTCTGCTACTGGGGTGTCCATACCCACATTAGACCTAGCGACAGCTTTAACCTCTGCCTCTTTCAGACTATTGCTAATGCTATGGGCTTTCTGAACACCACTAATGACGCGATCCCTAACCTGATCCTCAGTAAACGGTGGGCCATTTGGATCATCTGGGTTAACAGATGAAGCATTGACCCACAGAGTCTTTCCAGACTTTGATTTAACGGGGAAGGTGACTGAAATTTCATGTGCCATTCATCAACTACCCAGCTGCTTCATAATCCCCGCGGCCGCCGGGGCGGCCTCAATCATCTGTTGCTGCTGCTGTTGCTGGGACCGCTGCTTACGAATCTCGCCTATCTCATCAGCCCCGCGCATCCACGATGCCGGGACGGCATTGATCTCAGCCAACTGCGCGTAGATAACGTCAGTGTCGAACTGATCCAGAACAGATACGTCCTGGATGGTGTTGGCGTATGCGATAGCCGCCTCAAGGGTCCGCAGCCAGCCGGCCGCTTCCTCAGACCGCTGCGAGCGACTTAGGGGACTGTCGTATTCAATCTCAAACTCGCCCTCTGCTTCAATCAGCAGGGGTGGCATAGGCTCCAGCTTGCCCTGCTGCATCAGCAAGTCCATCTCGCGCTCAATCATCGGCCCGAGCATTTCAGACTGCTGCCGGCCCATCGTTGGGGACAGCAACTGGCCCTTCTCACGCGCCCGCTCAAGAACCTCCGTAGCAGTCATCGTCGGGGTCTCTACGAGAATCTGAAATAGGGACACAAGGAATGCGTCATTGATGGTGGACCTCTCCATGTCCATCAGTTCCTGGCCGGCCGCCAAATTGCCCGTGGGAAGCACATGCACCATCGCGCGGCCATCTGCGGACACGCCACCTGGGTTCATGGACCCGGGTTCAAGACTAAAGGTGTCGAGAATGCCATCGTCATGGGACAGCAACACGGGGTCAACGACGCGGTGGCCCTGCTTGAGCATCGTCTTCTTCTGCTCGTTCAAAACCTTGATAGCCGGCAACGCCATCATCGCCGGCGACCGCCCATAGATTTCTCCAGGGCCCGTGACATACCGGGATATCTGATAGGGGAAGGTATTGTAGCCACCCTCGCTCACAACCATCGCGCCTTCGATGCAGATGTAATACGAGATGAATCTCATCCCCCGAGCATCTATCCGATCTGGTTCAACCTCAATGCGGGGACGCACACAATGGATAACCTCAAACCGCCTTTCGGGCTCCTTCTCAACTACTGAGGTCACGGCGTCTGGGAGTTTATCCCATCGATCAGCGTCTACACGCTGCACCATCTGGCGAGCCGTCAATGTGTACTTACGGTATGAGGTATCCACCACACCCTGGTGGTTCAACTCAAACAGCAACTCCCGAAGATCGGTTGCGGCATAACGAAGGCCGCCCCTGTCATCGAAGTCGGTGTGCATGATCCCGGTGCCAAACGCACCCAGCCCCATATAAACCTCATGCTGCTGGCTGGCATAATTGGCTGCGGGGGCGTAGCGATACTTAAACAGCCTGTTGGTGCTGTCCTCAAACCACAGCTTCACATCCCGGTCCTTCATCAGGAGGGGATTGGATGCCCTCACCCGATGCCACTTCTGGCTCCGGGGCGTCAGCATACTCTCCATCACCGCTGCAAATCTCTCCAGACCCATCGCGGCGGTGGAATCAATCATCTTCTCTGTGCGCTTCTGTCCGCGGGTCAGCGCGTGAGTCGGGGTTTGCGCGGTGTTGGCGTAACGCGGCAATACACGATCCGCAATCTCATCCCAGTGCGACTCCCAGGTGCCGCGGTCAGACTTCAGTTGCTCGTAGCGTTTTATAATATCAGATGCAATGGTGTCCATCTAAGTCCCTAACAATGTACGGATTACGGGGTTTCTCGCAACCGCCCTCGCCCTGCGGTTCTGCGCCGTGTTCACAAATTTGTTGTCACCCGGGAGACAGAGAGGATCGTCTTCGTCAAGGCACAGAATCTTCTTCACCTTGGAACCCCCCATGACTGCGTTGGTGGCGTTCTGCCGCGGACCCTCCTGTTGGCGGTCATTGTCGGGGAAGGCAGGGACAGATGACGCAGTGCCTCTGGCGGGTTGGGGGTTGCGAACCATGTTTCTTAGCGTGGGAGATAATTCAGAACTAGCATCTCGCGCTTGCGACCTATCGTAAGCAAGCCGCCAATCTTGCTGGGAGTCGGGAAGAAACTCCTTCGTAACAACCCCCACTGGTGCAGCCCCGGCTCGGGGAGGCGCATCACCGAGGGTAGAAGTGGCGGGCTCACTAGTCGAACCCAAACCGCTAATGCCGGCCGCGGCAGAAGAGATGCCGCGCTCCACGCGGCCTAAGAAGGCACCGGCTGGGCCGTGGATCGTGCCGAATGTGCTTCCAGTGCCTAAAGCCGTGTCAACCGCAAAGGCACCCGCACCCAAAGCTATACGCGCTGCGAGAGTCGGCGGGAACGCAAAGGACGCCGCAGTCGCCAGGGTGCTAAATAAACCAAACCCGGCGTTCTCCGGTCCCTTAAACTCATCAACCAGGGTGCCGGAAATACCCCCACTGTCGTCGCGGTCGAACTCGGTGATGGAAGTGGTGGAGCCACTGCTGTCATCAACCGACACCCCAGCACTCCGAAACTGCTTGTCAATCGCATCAAACGTCAGGTCGGGATCAGCACGACCGGAAAACCCCTCACTGGAAGCGTCACTACCGCTCATATCAAGCAGTCCCTAAAAGGCGCTTGACGTTGGGGGAGTTATCCTCATCAACCCCAGTGGCACCCAACATATTAACAATGGTGGATTCACGGCCGGCCGCAGCAGCGCGGCGTTGCCGCTCACGCAGGGCAGCGGCCCGCACATCTGCGTCGGAACGAGACGGGGGAGCCGGCACGGCTTGGACTACGGGGGTGTCGTCAGAGCCAAAAAGCCCACTCATAGAGGTGTCTCCTTTTTAACACAGTGTGGCAATAAGGCGACACTATCACGAAAAAACCCCCCGACGCAATAGCGCCAGGGGGCAAATTACAGCCAACCAAACAGTGCGCTACAAGGGCCAGGGAGGAACCCGAGCGCACTAGGTGAATATATCATACTCCATACCAGAAGCAACCCGCTTCTTACGGAGCCGCCGTGAGGCCGGGGTATCAGTGCGGCTCACGATACGACTAAACGTCATCGCAAGGGCGTCACCAAAGTCAGGGGATGCGTGACCGCGCTTCTTCATCTTCTCTTTCGGCTCCAGCTTCAACTGCCCCTTCAAGCTGAACTCATACATCGGCGCACAAAGATCATCAGTCAAATCCCGCTCGTCAGGCAAACTCGCAGACGGCAGCCAGTCACGAATACGCCCCCACATCTCAGTCCTGTGGTTGGCATACATATCCTTATCCTGGGCCCCACCACCCGTCTTCACCTCGGTAATCCTAAACCCCGCCTGTTGCAGCATCTCTACAACCCCGCCGCCGACTCCATCACCCTCCACGAACACGGCGTCAGGTTTATACTTCTCAATTCCACGCGCCACATACTCCGACAACTCAACCAAACTACAAGACTTATACCGCTCAAACGGAATGCTACGAGCATCACGGCCACAGCGATAAGCAATCACCGCACTGTCGTTGCCAAAGCGTGCAGGGTCAACCCCCATTATCAACGGCGAACCACTGTCAGGAAATATCTCCCGCTCCAACGCATCATCAACCTGGCCCCGCGAGATAAACTGGTAATCCCCCTGCCTGGGAAACTGCCCATACACCTCAATCCGCGCCTGATCAGAATCAGCACC